AGGATATTAACCCGTTGAAGTCTTCGCCATTTCGAAGCGGTTTTGTAAGTAACCCGCTAAGGATATGATCTCGTCTCGCTTGTCATATCATCGCCGTTTTCGTTGGTCTGCCGTCACACGTTTCAGCCGTTGTATCGCATTATCCGCCTTGTTAGCATTCCCATCGCCTCCCGAAGGATGCCTGCCGTTACCCACTCAGACGCTTAGTGCATTAACGTGTATTTGAGTTGCCCGTCATCTGCAACCGCCCGACTCGCACCATCTCGGACTCGCTTTATTAATCGTTACAATAGTGACCCTACAGGATTCTTCACAGGTATGCAAGCAAAACTTTCACATCTTTTTTCAGTTGATATTTGGGGGGTTCAGATTTACCTTGGCAATATGAAATATAAAGACGCCAAAACCTTATATGATGAGATCAAATCAGCGGATAACAAAGAGCTTTATGCTATATGCACAGAGACAATCAACACTATACGCAAACAAGAAAAACAAATCGAAAAAAACAAGGATAAATCGAATGTTTTAACCACCGCCATTGATTTCAACGATCAAAGCCTTACACGCACGCACACGTTGCAAAATTTATACCAAATGATGCTTGACGGCAACGCTACAGCGGGGAAATACTTTGCCGAGTATACAAATATCAAGCAAGATAATGATGATCTTCGCATAGAGATAGTACGCTTTAAAGATATTACAGACTACGATGATCTTTCGGAGCAACAGACACCAACAAACAACATAAACTCTTGCCAAGAAATCAAAGGGCAGGTACAAAATTAAAGGGTAGGGTCGGGTTTTGCGATTTTAAATTTTTCGAAATATAGACCCTTCTAAACATTATGAAAAATTTTGATATACCAGATGTGAAACTTGAAGACTTATCTTACTGCCTATGTATAGACTGTGATAATTACTTTTATGTAGTAGAGTTACCTATGTCTATAAATGACCCTAAATTTTGTCCATACTGCGGGATTGATTTTACTTATTGCATTGGAGAAAAAGGTGAAGAAGATTAATACTTGCGAGCGTTGCTGTTGTATTGACACAATCGACAACCCGATATTGGAAGTATTGGATGCTGAAGGTGAGGTTGAAGAATATATATGTATGATGTGTTATGCGGAGGAGATAGATGAGCGGAGGTAATGTACCACACAGATACACACAGGAAGCCCAAGATGAGCGTGATTGGAAGAAGGGTAAGACTAGGGCAGGGGATAACTATATGTCGATGAGGTTTGACAAGAAGAGGTATGAGTCTAACTATGACGAGATAGACTGGAGTGCTAAGGGCACAGGGAGCAAAAAAGCTAAGTGAAGATACGCATTCCATCGATATGTCCCCGTGAGTATCAGTTTAATGTTTGGGACGCTGTGGAGAGTGGTGCTAAGAACATTGTGATCTCTTGGGCGAGGCGGCACGGTAAGGATGTCACCACGGCTTCTATATTGAGCTGTAAGGCGTTAGAGCGGGTTGGGTCTTACTACTACCTATTTCCGACTAGAAAGTGGGCTGAGAGGGCATTGTGGAATAACATTGTAACTATCGGCAAAAAGAGTGGCAACCTGTTGGATATTATTTTTCCCCCTGAGATTGTAGATTATAAGAACAATACGGATATGAAGATTGGTCTTATCAACGGTTCGGTGATTAACTTTAGCGGTACTGACAACCTTGATTTTGTGGGGCAGGGGGGTTATGGGTACGCCTTGTCTGAGTTTTCACTTCACAAAGAAGAGGTCACGGGGTTTTTGTCTCCGATTTTAGATGAAGGTAATGCGTTCTTTATAGCCAACGGTACAATGCGTGGTAGAAAAAATCTTCTGTACCAGATGTACGAGGCTAACAAAGATGACCCTAACTGGTTTACCGAGTGGCTGACGCCACAAGATACAAAGCGGTATTGTTGGGTGGGGGATGAGATGAGCCTGAACCCAGAGCTTCTTGGCAAGATTGACCCGCTTACTGGCAATGAGTATTTAAACATTCAGAACCGTGTGGATTCTAAGATGATTAGTTATTCGCTTGCTAGGCAGGAGTATTTAAACGAAGCGGTTGCTGATGTGGCTAACTCTGTGTATGGCTACGAAATGACTAAGCTAGAAAACAAAGGTATGATTACCCCTTTGACACACAATATAAACGATGTGGTGTACACGTTTTGGGATTTGGGTGTAGACGACCCTACGGCAATAGTGTTTGGTACAGTTGATAGCAGAACAGACAGAATACAGATGATTGATTACTATGAAAACACAGGATATGATATAAAGCATTACATAGATGTGATAAATCAAAAGGGTTATAACTATGGCGGGCATTATATGCCACACGACTCTAAGAAGAGAGCAAACAATACAGGTACTAACATTATTGATTTTTGCCGTACAGAATATGGATTTGAGGTTCGTCCGATTCCCAAGACTAACTCTGTGCGTGATGATATTGAAATTATTCGTAGGTTTTTGCCAACCGTATGGATTAACTCAAAACTAGATAAGTTAATTGAGTGTTTAATAAACTATCAATGGAATCCAGTTACGGGCAGAGTTTTGCATAATGAATACTCTCATGGAGCGGATGCTGTGCGTATGATGGGTATGTGCATTCATAATCGTATGATAGATCAATATCTTAATGTTGATAGAACTAATATAACACCACAATACATAGATGGAGGTTCATATTTAGTATGACACCGTATGAAAAAGCAAAAGAATTATATAAAGGAAAAGAGAGTGAGTTCTTTGAAATACTTGAACAATGCGGAAAGGTGGGTGGGTTTCATTCTGATGATGAATGTTTTGTGTGTGCCTATCAAACATATTCAGAATCTATAAAAAATAAAACACAAAAAAGACTTGACAAGTTAGACACTTGGTATATATACATTCTCGCAGGTGACCCGAAAAAGGCGTTTCATTACACGATGAAAGATATGAAATACGTTGCCTATGAAAGATTTGACGGTAAGGTAAGACTAATTAAAAAAGAAAAAATAGAAAATTTACTATGGCGTACATCTCTGCGAGGTAGAGAGTTTAGTGATCACCGCCATAGATTTGAAGTTGGAGTTTAGTAATGGGAAGCACAAAATCGCCTACATACACACCGCCACCTGCACCTATGATTACTCGTATGCCTATAGAGGCTGATTTCGAAAAAGACGCAATGAAGGCAAGAAAAAAGAATCAAAAAGCAAAAAGACCTAAACAACCATTAGAATACAAAGATGTAGTAGGTCAGGGCAAAACTTTAGCAGATGTACGGGGTTCTGGAAAAGGAACAACCGTTTTTAGTATGGGTAATTATCAATAAGGACTTATTATGGGTAGATCATCAGCACCAGAACCTGCACCACCTCCACCGCCACCTTCTCCTACACCAACTCGTGTAGATACAGCGGGTCAGCAAAGAATGGCTCAAAAAACACAAGCGGCTAGACAGGGTAGAGCATCTACTATTCTTACCAAGCGTAAAACAAAAGCTAAAAAACTTGGTGAAAATACAAAAGGTACAACAAACATATTGGGTCAATAATGGATGGCAAGGCATTAGTTAAAAAATTTGATTCAATGAACTCATATGCCATTGGTAATTGGAAAAACCTTTGGCAAGAATGTGCTGATTGGGCTATGCCTACAAACGATAACATTAATCGTGTTCGTTATGAAGGTATGGAAAAGTCACCACAGCGTATGATTGATACCTGTATTGAAGCTAACTATAACTTTGCCGCAGGGTTTTATTCTCATATGTTCCCACCAAACAGCGTGTGGGCTAAATACCGTCACCCTAATCCAATGCTCATGGCTGATGAATCTGTTGCTTATTACTTTGAACAGGTCAGCCGTATTGTGCATCAGTTGCTTATTGGCTCTAACTTTGCACAAGAAGAGTTTCAATCGTTATTGTGCATGGGAGCGTTTGGCACTAACTGCCTAACACTAGAAGAAGACGAGAAAGATATTATTCGTTTTCGCAACCACATCATTGATAATGTGCGTATTGAAGAAAACAACTTAGGTGCGGTAGATACTATTGCTCGTGAGTTTAAACTAACACCACGACAAGCGATTCAGCAGTATGGTGTAGAAGCATTAAAAGCGGCAGGTCTTGAGCAGATAGAACAAGAAGCCCAAGATTATAAGCATAAAAAATATACATTTATTCAATTTATTATGCCTCGTGCATCGTATGACAAGTCATCTAAAAAAGCTATCAACAAACCATTCGCCTCTTATCACATAAATCGTGAGCGTGGTACTGTGGTTCAAGAAAGTGGATTTGATTACAATCCATACAAAGTAGCAAGATTTACCAAAGGCAATGACGAAGTATATGGTCGTTCGCCTATGAGCATGGTGCTTGGCACAGCTAGACGCACAAATGTTATCTATCGTTCTATGGTGCTTGCCGCAGAGCAGAGAGCTAACAGCCAATGGCTTGTACCAGATGATGACAGCGTAACAAACATCAGCAATCGTGCAGGTGCAATAATTAAATGGAGGGCAACTAACCCTAACGGTAAGCCAGAGCGTTTGCCGCCTTGTGGGGATTCTGGTTTGGCTTTTGAAATGTATCAGGTACATGAAAAACAAATTAAGCAAATGTTCTTCAATCACTTGTTCCGTCCGCTAGAAGATTACCGTAACATGACAGCTACCGAAGTAAATGAGCGTATGACTACAGATATGATGACGCTTTCTCCGTTTGTTAGTCGTTACCTTAACGAACACGTTAATCCTATGATGGAACACCTTTTTTATATTGCACAGAAAAAGAACTTACTGCCAGAAATACCTGCGGCACTTCAAGAAGACCCAAGCTATGAGATTGACTATGTTGGTCGGTTGTCTATGGCAACTAAGTCTTTTGAGACTATGGGTGCAATCAACACATTGCGTGTGTTTGGTGAGCTATCTCAGATGGATCCAAATATGCAGGCATCATTGCAGAATGTTCAACCAGATAAACTTTTCCGTGAAATATGGTATGCAAACAGCTCTAGTATGAATGCATTAAAAGACCCAAGCGAATTAGAAGCTGAACGGGCGGCACAAATGGAGATGATGCAACAACAACAAATGATTAATGCCGCACCTAAGATGGCAGATGCCGCACAAAAGGTAAGTGGTGCTGTTGACTCAACCAGTATTGTAAATCAAATTGAACAGGGAGATATTGATCTTGGACAATGATGAATTAAATATACTTGTGGGTTCATACCGCAGAGTATTTTCTACAGAAGAAGGCGATACTGTATTGAAAGATATAAGAAACTTTTGTTCTGTAGATGAACAAGTAGGGAGTCAGTTGACTCATGCAGAGTGTGCATATCGTAATGGTATGCAAGATTTATTTAGATATATAGAAGCTATGACAAGCGAGGACAGATAAATGCGTAAATCAATATATAAACGAAAAAAAAGTAATGATAAAAAACCAACTGAAGCTGTAAAAAAAGCAAACTCTCGTGGAAATTATCAAGGTGGTAAGCCTAAATCAACTATTTCCGAAACTTTAAAAAAACTTGATGGTGATAAAGTGCCAAGTAAAAATAAGCGTGGTAAAGCCGCAAATAAAGAGGCTACTAGGCTTAAAAAGCAAGAGGCAGAAATACGATCTACTATGAAGAAAACAGCTCGTGGTCTTCGTTCTACTGAAGCTACTCGTAAACTTCGTGCAAAGATAGCTAAAGAAAAAGAACAGCAAAAAGGTACTACTAAGAAAAAAACAAATCGTGTTCCTACATCTAAAGCACCAACTAAAAAAGTAAACGCAGGTACTAAAATTAAAACACCTTCAAGTGAAACTGCTAAAGCGGCTGTAGGCAAAAAGAAAGCAACCGAAGCTGTAGCAGAAGTTGTTAAGAAACAAAAAGAAAAACGAGTATCACCTACTGAAAAAGTTTACACAGACAAAGAAGGTAAAAAGTACAAGAAGGTACGAACTGGTTTATCTAAAGTTCGTGGTGGTGGAATAAAGTATAAACGGAAATATATGTAATGCCTAGAACTGCACTTAATCGTAAGAAGGGTGTTTCTATGCGTAAAGTGCATAAGAACCCTACTGGTGGTTTATCTGCAAAGGGTCGCAAGTATTACAATGCTAAAACTGGTAGCAACTTAAAAGCACCCGTAACAGGTAAAGCAAAACGTGGAAGTAAAGACGCTAAGAGGCGAGCATCTTTTTGTGCAAGAATGAGCGGCATGAAGGGTGCTATGAAAGACAGTAAGGGAAGACCTACACGAAAAGCACTTGCTTTACGAAAATGGAAATGTAGATAATTGAACAAAAAGGAGAAGTAATATGAGTGAAGAAGTTCACGAAGAAATACAAGAAGAAGTAGTAGATACTGGTGTTGAACATAGCGAGCAAGAATATATTGATATGCTCTCTGATGAAGGCACTTTTACAGAAGAATGGCGTAACTCTTTGCCAGATGATTTAGGCAAACATTCTATTTGGTCAAAGTACACTACACCAGAAGACCTAGCTAAAGGTGCTATTCATGCACAAGGGTTTACTGGTAAAAAGTTACAAGAACTAATGGAGTCTGATGACCCTTCAATCATTGAACAACGTAAAGAAATATTTAATGTTCCAGATTCGTCTGAAGATTATAACATTGAGTTTCCAGAAGCACCAGAAGGTTTTGAGGTAGACGATGAAGCTATGGGTGAGTTTAAGGAAATTGCTCACGCTATGGGGTTATCTAATGACCAAGCACAGGCTTTGGTTGAATATGAGTTAGCTAGAAACGAACTTTCTGAACAAGAAGAAGAAAAAGAATACGATATGCTTGCAACAGAAGCAGAGCAAGACCTTCGTGAAGAGTGGCGTGGAGATGAGTATGAATATAATATTTCTCGTGTTGCTGAGTGTCTTGACTTCTTAGGATTGTCAGAACTAAAAGATGACCCACAACTTGGAAATAATACAGCTTTTATTAAAGCAATAAATGATAAGATTGTTCCATTAATTAAAGATGATGCAATCATTGCTAATAAGAATGAGTCGATTGCTACTGTTGATGATCAGTTAGTTGAAGTTGAGCGTAAAATGTATGCACACGAAAATACTAGTGATTTAAGTTATCAACAGTTAACAAAGGAGTATGGACAGTTGTTGGCTAAAAAGGCATCACTTAATCCACCTGCAAATTTATTATAAAATTTACTTGACAATTATCTTCTTACAAAGTATTAGTTTTTCAGATTTAACACAGATACCTTTTATAAAGCCTGTTGAAGAGTCTGGGGTGAGAACCTAAAATCTAGGCAAGACCCGTAAGTGCGGATACTCAGAGCCGAAAGAAACTAATTATTATATTAATCATTAAATTGGAGGTTTAGATATGTCGCAAGACCTATTAAACACATATGTAATTGGCTTTGACCGTGCAATTCGTGAAACGGTTGAAGTCAAGGGTGGTAAGCTCCGTCCTTACGTTCAGTTAGCTGCAGGCGATCTGTTCCGTAAAGAAGGTGTTTATCAGCGTACAACTGGTGGCGGGTTGCCCCAGAAAGTAACTAACCGTTTCGGTGACTCACCTGTATCAGAACTTGATTACAGTCGTCGTCGGACTTCTCGTCAGGCATTTCAGGATGGTCAGTTCATGGACTGGGCAGACTTGAGCAAGATGGGAACTGATCCTCGTAACGCTAAACTAAACGCAATGAAGAACAAGTTCATGCGTCAAGAGGACATTATCCTCGACCAAGCGTTCTTAGGAACAGCTAACACAACTGACGTTGAAACTTCTGCAACTACACAAGCATTTCGTGATAACGAAGCTGTAGGCGTAGACGCTAATGCTGATAACAACTATGACTTCACTTACAAGAAATTTTTGTCTGTGCTAGAAAAGTTCGGTAACAACAACGTAGACATTGATTCACAAGCTCCTGTGTTCAAGATTTCTTGGGTACAATGGAAGCACATGATGGAAGATGATAACTTTATCAACTTCGATTATACTGCGAATCGTCCGCTTGACCGTTCAGCAGGTGCTATCTATGACTATATGGGTGCGAAGTTCTGTATCTCTAACATTGTTCCTTTCATCAACCGTACTGGTGCTGAAATTGAAACATTAGAAGCAAGCTACAGCTCAACTTCAACTACTCTTCAAGCATACTTTGAAATCGCTGATACTAATTTGGCGTCTACAGGTGCTTGGCAGTCTGCTTCGACTGACTCTACTCGTGCGTGTTATGCATTTATGCCTGATGCGGCTTTGTTGGAAATCAACCCTGACATGACTACTAAGGTGTCTGAACGGGCTGATAAAGGCTTCAACTACTACGCTTACATGAAGGCAGAGCTTGGTGCTGTCCGTATGGAAGAGGAAAAAGTTGTTGTCATTCCTTGTTCAAATTCTTAATTAGGAGTATTTAAAATGGCTAATTCAAGTGAAGTTACAGCAGTAAATGCAGGCTTAGTTACTAAGTCTAACTATCGTGGAAATGTTCAGGCTATTCCTGTTACAATTTCTTCTACAGGGGCAGCTAGTCACACAGTATCAATAGTTCTTCCGCAGGAAGCTCGTGTCGTCTATGCTAACTTGACCCCAAGTTCAGGAGACGTTGACATTGGATACGCAGGTGCATTAACTGCAGTAAAAACAGGGGCTTCAAGTCTTTGTGAATTTGCAGGTAATGTTGACGTAGGAGGCAAGATTCTTCTTGCTACTACTGACGCTACTGCATCTGTTTCAGGTGTAATCCTGATCGCAACAAACGAGTAATACATTGGGGAGGGCAACCTCCCCTTACCCTTTTTTTTAGGATACTACTATGGCTTTGACAAAAGTACAGATATGCAACATGGCTCTAAGCAAAATCGGCAACGAGCGTAATCAATTAACCAATACAACTTTTTCAAGCAATACAGGTAGTATTTTTAACCAATGCGATTTACACTACGAACAAACTTTAAAAGAACTAGTTCGTATGCATTCTTGGAACTGTTGCAAAGCTCGTTCTGAGATAGGTGTGTATAAAATTAAGTTTGCTATTGGCTCTACTATTTCGTCTCAAAGTGGTTTTAGTGGTAACCTTATAGCATCTACGCCAGACTCTAATGGCAGACCAACTTTTACAACAGGCACAAGTGGTCAAAATGGATATGTTAGTCTAACCTACGATAATACAAATGATCGTTGGTCTTTAACTATGGGATACAACGGTAGCAATGTAGCAGTAGGAACACTAAGCACAACATCTTTTTCGCCTGTAGGTGATTACAACTCTGGAAGCACAGCCGCTACTGGTGTTACTCTTACGGCTGTAAAACCAACATTCGGATATGACTACTCTTTCAAAGTTCCAGATAACCTACTTCGTTGTTTGTATGTATCTAACACAGATGACGCATATCAATATGCAAAACCAAATGTAGAGTGGGAAATAGAAAAAGATTCCCTACTATCCAACGATAATAGAATTTTTATTTGTTACGACAAATTACCAGAGCCAGAAGATATGGATGCATTATTTGCAGAAGTATTTTACACTATGCTTGCAGGCAAGTTAGCCGTTCCAGTTGCAGGAAACCAAGATTTGAAGGACTCTCTAATACAAGAGTTCTATGGTGTTATTCTACCAGAAGCTAGACGAGTTAATGGATTTGAGCAAAATAACTATGCTGTTAATGATAGCGAATGGTTAGAGGCTACTTATACAACTACAAGTTCAAGCAATAGTTACCCACCGTTCTCGCAGACAAACTATAACAGTATTCCATAAGAGGGGCTATGCCAAAGAAAATTGTAAATAGCTTTAACGCAGGTGAGCTTTCCCCTTATTTGTATGCTCGTGAAGATGTAGATAAATATCAAGCAGGTTGTCAAGAGTTAGAAAACTTTGTGCCTTTACCTTATGGTGGAGTTGTACGCAGACCTTCTTTAGAATATGTATCTCAAACAAAATCAGATCAAGAGATAAGATTATATCCATTTACATTTAGTGTAAGCGAATCTTTTATGCTTGAGATTGGCAATAGCGATAATACTGCTAACGGTGGATACTTTAGGTTTTACAAAAATGGTTCTCCAGTAAATAGTGGTAGCAGTCCATTTGAGGTATCTCATTCTTATTTGCGGGCTGAAATAAAAGATTTAAAATTTGCACAATCTGGTGATGTATTATTTATTACACACCCAAGTCATGTTGTTAGTACATTAAGTAGAACATCTGCGGCTAATGATATTAGTTGGCAGTTTTCTGAATATGATTTTAGTACAGGCTTTCCACCTTTGAAGGAACAAAATACTGATGAAAGCATTAGTGTAACTACATCTGCAATAAACGGAACAACTATATTAACTGCAAATAGAGATTTATTTAACTCTAATCATGTTGGTGCTTACTTTGCGTTTCAGGCTTTGAGAACAACAGCAGAGCAATCTATAACAGCAAATTATGACTCTTCTCAAATATCTCAATCAGTAAATGCATCTAATTCAAACTGGAGTTTTGAAACTAATGGTACTTGGCTTGGTCGTGTTATTATACAAAGAAGTTTAGATGAGGGTGTAACATTTTCAGATTATATTGTTGTGGGCGATACAACGGGTAATGGTACAGCCGCAGGAACTAATAATTCAAAAAACTTTATAACTTCTTCAGAAGAACCAGAAGGCAATAATGTTAGACTTCGTGTTAGATATGATCATGTAGATAGAGCTAGTGGGGCACCTTTTAATTTTAGTTTATTAATTGAAAGCCCATATGTTAACTCTTTGGTTAGAATAACTGAATACACTAGTGCAACAGAAGTTAAGGCATCAGTAGTAAGCCCTTTTCAAGATAAAATAGGAGACTACAATGCTTGGGCTAGTGGTATTAATTATAATGCAGGAAGTAAAATTTTAAGTGATGCGGCATTTACAGCAACTAATTTTAATTATACTAGTGGCAATCCAATTGAGTTAACAGGTACAACTCATGTTGCATTAGGTACTGGTTTAGTTGCTAATGATTTAACAAATATGAACAATGTTGTTGGTCTTGGAACTGGTAAAGTATCACAAGAAACATATACAATTAGTGCGGCTTCTGTAGATTCTAGCTCTAATAAAGTAACTATTACAACTAGTGCTAATAATAATATTGCTGTTGGAATGACTTTAAATATAAGTGATTTAATTTTTACTAACCCACCATTATCTCAAGTGTTACCCGACCCTACAGGTGATGTAGTTGTTACAGACAGAGTAAGTGCTACACAGTTTAAATATGCTGTTACTAGTAGTCATAGCGGTTCTTATAACTTAGGTTCATCGCCTACTGTAACATTAACAAATGTAAGATATATGTATGCTGTAGCACAAAATGCAGACGATGATCATACAATATATAGATTCTTTTCTTCACCTGTTGATAATAAAATTACCTGCATTGCAAAAGTTAACTATACAGGTATAGAAGATGTATTTGATATTGCATTTGCAAATGATAAAATTTATCTCTTGGCTCAAAATTCATCTTCTGAAATGAAGGTTATTTCTTTTTCAGCTACCACTTTAGGTTCTGCTAGTACGGTATTAAATTTAACAGCGACAAATGGTACAGGTGCCATTGCTTCTCATCAATATTATCCAAGATCAATTGGTTTTGGTAGCTCTGCTGATAGATTTTTTATACATTATTATTCGCAAGAAAGAACATCAAACTATTCACCTCACGGTAGTTTTCAGGGATATAGTTATGTTAACAATTCAAAACTTGTTGTTTATAACTCTTCATTTAGTTCTAGTATATCGTTAACACAATATGGAACAAGTCAAACAGTACCATTCTATACAGATATAACTTTGGTTGATAATACTATCTATGCCTTGAACTCAACAACAGGTGCTGTAGATTTATTATCATATACATCTCCACATACTGCGTCTAACGCAATAAGCATTGGTGGAACTGTTGCGAGACCTACTGGATTATCAATTCACTATGACTCTGATGATAATTTACAAATTTATGTTGTTCAGTCAGAAGATTCTGGAGGTTCTAATGGCGGTTCGTTATACAAGTTTCTTGCTACTGGAGAAGCGGTTTATTACGAATGTATAAGCACCGTAGATAGTAGTACAAATTCAACGCTTTCGGCACAGCTAAGTGCGGGTAACTGGGCAAAAAGATACCCCAATATGACGCTTTTTACAGAGGGTGCTTTTTCTGCAAATAATGGGTTTCCATCTTGTATAGCATTGTTTCAAAATAGATTATGTTTTTCTGGTGTTTCTGGAGATGTTAATACTATTTGGTTGTCTGCTACAGATGACTACAATAACTTTACTTTAGGATCGTTAGATACAAGTGCTATGTCATTTACAATCAATTCTGGCAACCTTGATAGTATTGTCTGGTTGGTTCCTCACGAAGCATTAATTATAGGAACTTCTGGTAGTGAGTGGTCTTTACAGGCAGAGTCAGATGATGTGCCAGTTTCCCCTACATCATTTAGTTTGCAAAGAAAAACTACATATGGCTCAAATAATACACAAGCTACATTAATAAACTCTGCTGTTATTTTTGCTATGAGACAAGGTAGAAAAGTTCGTGAATGGAAATATGAATATAATAGCGATGATTTTATAGCACAAGATTTAACAATTTTTGCAGAACATATTACAGAGGGTGGTATAGAAAACTGGGCATATCAACAACAACCCGATGATGTTATATGGATAATTAGATCAGATGGTCAGTTACTTGGTTTAACGTATGAAAGAGATCAAAAAGTTTACGCATGGCACAGGCATACCTGTAATACAAGCGGTGAGTTTGAATCTGTTTCTGTGTTGCCAAGCAGTCAGTCTAGTGACCAAGTATATTTAAGTACAAAAGTTACTATAAATCCTTCTGATTGGGTTGCTAGTGGTACATCTTATACTCAAGGTAACTATGTTAAATATAGTGGCGTTACATATGTAGCTTTACAAAACCATACATCTGGATCAACTACACCAAATAATGACTCTACTAATTGGGAAGCAGACTCAAGTACAAAACGATTTATAGCAGTTTTAAGAGATAGAGAGTTTACAGGATATACAACAAATTTTGTAGGAAGCGATTTTGCTACTGTTTACAGCAGTCCTTCATCAGCAACCTTAACTGGATTAGATTATTTAGAAGGGTTAACTGTTTCTGTTTGTGCAGATGGTGTTCCTCTAGCTGATAAGACAGTTTCGTTAGGCTCTATTAATATAGGATCTACTGGTCATACAAAAGTAGTTGTAGGTTTAAATTATACAGCAACATTAGCACCAATGTATTTAGATGTAGAAACAAGAACCACAACTAGTATGGCTTCTAAGAAGGATGCTCAATTTGCTATTATTAGATTTAAAGACACTTATCAAGCAAAAGTTGGTCAAACTAAAACAACAACAGATGCGGTTAAATTTAATCCAGATATTACAGCAACTGATTTATATAGTGAAGACGCAACAGTATGGATGGACAATGCAAGTGAGTTTTTAAAACTAGTATATGTAATAAATGATACACCTACACCATGCACAGTATTGGCAATGGTAGTAAATGCAGAGGGAGATTTCTAATGTTAGGGGCTTTTATAGGATTAGCGGGAGCGGCAATGTCAGCATCTGCGTCAAAAGCGGAAGGCAAAGCAAGACAAAGAGCGGCTGAATATAATGCTCAAATTATGCGTAACAAAGCACAAAATATTGAGTATGCTAAACGAGCAGAAACTCAAATATCTGTAGAAGAATTTAGACGGTTACGATCTCAACAAAGAGCGGCATTTGCGGCTAGTGGTGCAAGAGGAGATGTTGGTTCTCCCTTACTAGTACAACTAGATGAAGTGGCTAAAATGAATATGGATATATTAAATGATCGTAGGGCAAGACAAATAGAAGCAGAGGGTGCTTTGTCTGGTGCAGAGATGCAACTTTACGAAGGCAGAATGGCAAGAAGGGCAGGACAAGCACAAGCTCGTGCTACATTACTTGGTGGATTTTCTCAATTTGCAACAGATGTAGGATTATAATATGGCTAAGATACCTTTATATCAACAACGTAGTAGACCAAGTGCCGACTATCAAGCGGCTAGATTAGACCCAAGTGTAGAGGCAACTGTAGCTGAGGGTGACCAGTTAATGGGGCAAACTCTTAGCAAGATAGGTTCAAAATTATCGGCAATGAAAGCTGATTCTGATGCGGCTGACTATGAAAACTTTGCTTTAGAAAAACAAGCTGAGATAGCAGAAATACGCACTAAAGCACTTATAGAAGATGGTGCTAATATTGAAGATGTTTTTGATACAGTTGTTCAACCAAAACTACTGGAGATAGAAAATGAAGTTAAAACTCGTGGCTACACTAATACTAAAAAGTTTGTTCAACGTTGGAAAAATGATTCTGCCCGCATTGCATTGGGCGAAAAAGAAGATCAGTTGCAAATGCAGTTGGCTGATTACGAAAGTAAAATGGTGCGTGATGCCAATAATTACTACAAGTCGGGCAACTTTGAAGAAGGTGATAAAAAACTGGCGTTACTCTCGAACTATACTGGTGAATCCAAAGCGTTAGAGTATATATCTAGTGGGCGGTATGGATACTTGCAAAATCAAATAGCAAGTAGTAATGACCCTCATGAAATAAGACGAATGATAAATAATGAAGAGTTAACAAAGCATTTAACTTTTGCTCAGTTAGAACAAGCAAGAACTAACGCAAGAGGTGCTATACGAACAGCAATACAAGATGTTGTGCGACCTTCTATGGATGCGGCTGATAAGTTATTAAAAAACGATATGCTTACAACAACTTATATTAATCAACAAGAAAATGAAGGTAAAATGCCACAAGATATTGCTGATTATTACAGAAGTGCTATTACCTTAAAAACACAACAGGTAGAGCTTGGGTTAGATGAAGATGTGTCTAGGGGCGATGTTAAGCGTATAAGAAAAGCAAAAGATCGTATTAATAATTTTATGGAAGGTAAATTTAAAGGTGACCCCTTAGATCAAATAGATGATATATTAGATTTAGTAAATAAAGCAGACCCCACGCCATTAGTGCGTTCTAAACTAATGTCTCCTATATATGACGCTATGGCTGATCCAAATAGAAATGGATTTTTTGCTAATGTAAATCCAACCCAAGAGTTATTTATTAACGTACAAAGTAGAGCATTAGGAGAGTTTCACAGACAGTTTAATGCATTAACTGGTACTATGCCTGCTGATCAACGTGATGAATTGTATATGGATTCTGTGTTTTTAATGGAAGACTTTTTAAAAGGAATGAAAAAAGGATACTACAAGGTAGATGGTCAAAAAATTGTACTAACAACTGGCAAAGCTCAAAAAGCTCATGGAAGTGTTATATTTAAAGAAGCACAAGAAGATGATGGCGAGATAGCACCGTTTCAAAATGAAATTAATCTAGCTGTTGCACAAGCATTAAAAGAAGTAAGAAAGTTTTCTGTTCGTATGCCTTTGAAGCCACGCATATCTAGTATCAATGTAACACTTGACCCTGTAGATGAATTTTTCCCAGAAAGGTAAACATGAAACAATCTGACTTTATTATAGCAGGTGCAGAACGTGGCTATACTCAAGATGAAATCCGAACGAAGATAAAAGATTTTCGTAACGCAGGATATTCTTTTGATGATGACGAAAAACCACAGTTTACACCTAATTCTATTTTAAATACAGACGTTAGAGAAACTATGTCTGACGAAGAAGTGTCAGCATATAACAATACAACTACTTCATTAGAGGAAGCACAATCGACTCTATATGCATTTGAAGGTGCAAAGCGTGGCGATTCAATGGACTCAATAAATCGTGGCACTAATGGCAATATATATGATGACCTTATACGCCTAGAGGAGGGTATTCCAGATGATCAAGATATCGATTATGAAGGAGTTCTTGCTAAACGAAAGAGTGAGTTTACTGAGGAAGATGATAATTATTTTGTTAGCAATGCAGATCGTTATGCAAACGCTGTACCGCAGGACGCTCCAAAAGTTACGAAACCAGAGTTAGCACCATTTGATATTAGTTTACCTTTACGTCCTATTCGTGGCTACTATGAAGATGTAATGGCAGGTAAGCTAAATAGAGATTTAGAATATAATCCTACTACTGGTACGGTAGTAAAAGGTAGTGGCGATGTTAGTGGCAACTACAGGTATGGTTTATATAACATTGCAACAGACCAACGTATTGCATTTGCGGCTACTCGTGGTGACAAAGAAGAAGTAGCTAACCTAATAAAACAAAAAGCAGAGGTGCAACAAGCTATCGGTTCAGCTTTTGACTATAGTGACAAATCATACTTTAGCCCTAAAAGAGCATTTCTAACGGCAACACAATCAGCACCATTAATGTTAGAGCAAGGCTTGATAGCCGCTCCATTTGCTATTGGGTCTATTGCAACAACTATTGGTAGTGGTGGTACTGGTACAGCCGCAGGTGCAGTTATTGCTAATGCGGGTCGAGCTGTAAACATTGCATACCTACAGCAACAGGGTGCAGGGACAATGCTTGAGGCTTATTTATCTGACAAAGATGTAGCAAATATGTCGGACGAAGAGTTTAAACGTGCTACCGCTATAGCAAACACAGCGGGTGTGCCGTATGCATTAATAGAACGATTAGTAAACCTACCTAGCATTGGTAAGTTAAATTTTGGTGGTATAACTGGTGCGGGTGTAAATAAACGTCTTACTAACTTTGTAATGAACAAACTAATGACCGACAAAGTTGTTGGCAATGCTGTTCGAAAAGGTTCGTTTATATTAGCGTATCGTACTCTTGGCGAAACTGTAGAGGAAGGCTTGCAACAAATTGTACAAGAATCTACTGGCATGACACTAGAGCAGTCTGATGAAGCTCGTAGCCTTATTGCAGATATTGGTGCAGGGTTAAAAGACCAAGCAAACATAGAAACTATTGCCGAGCTATCTAAAGGTGGCGTTGAAGCTATGGTTGAGGCATTGCCATCGGTAGCAGTTAGTATGGGGTTACCGTCTGTAATCGAAACAGTACAAACTGATGAGTTTAAAGCGGCTGTGCAAGAAGTACAGATGAACAGAGCCGCACTAGAAAAAGACCCTGTTAAGAGACGAGACAACATAAACAAAGAACTCAAAAATCAGGGTGTACCAGAGGAGATAGCCTTAGACCTCGCAGAACAGGCTGTATTAGCTCAAACGCCTGAAGAGATACAAGATATCATCTCTAAGGCGAATGACGCTGTAAACGAATTCTCGCAAGCTGAGGAGACTGATATACAGGTATTCACGACAGAAGACTGGACTGTAGCCCGTGAAACAATGTCAGATGAGGATTTAAACAACTTTATAGGCAACCACCCAGAGATTCGTGACGATTTTGTAGCAGGTGTAAATGGTGATGTAAAAGCACAAGAACGATACAATGCTTGGGCTAAGAACAATCGTGACACAGAATACCTAGATTTTTTAATACGCAACAAAAGACGTGACCCTAAGTTCAATGCTAGACAGGATGACTTTGCTGTACTAACACCTAAAGTAGTCAATGACTTACTTAACACAGACAAATACGATGCTAAGATTAAAAAGTATCAACGTGAGGGTGAGTCACTAGCCGAAACTAAAAGCCGTGTGTTAAGCCAACTTCGTAATAAAAAAGCAAAAAACATTGCTGACCAAGTGGTTCGCATTAAGTCTGCACTATCTCGTATAGCACCAAATGTTACTATAAAAACATACGCTACTACTGAAGAGTACAACTCTGCTACTGGCAAAGAAGGTGGTGGGTTTTACGATAAGGGCGTTATACATATCAATGAAGAGCTAGCATCTGAAACTACAATAGCACACGAAGCCTTTCACGCATTGCTAGAAAACATACTTACTGAAGGCACATATAACGATCAGATTAATCGTATGTTTGATGTAGTAATGACTCGTGGCAATACAGAGCTTGTCGAAAGACTGCAAAGGTTTATGGCGTTATATCCAGACTATTCTGAAGTAGCACAAAAAGAAGAAGCTATGGCAGAGTTAGCAGGTATTATGGCTTCATCGTACACATCATTGCCGTCTATACGCACATCTATATATGAGTTTTTAAATAAGATACTAAGCGTAGCAGGTATTCGATTAGCTAATGACGAGACAGAAGTTATAGGATTTTTGCGTTCTGTAGAGCGTGGTTTTTCTACAGGTACAGTTATTACTAAACAACAAGTAGAAGCTGTAGGTACAGCTACCTTAGAAGAAACAGAACCTTTACAAGAGGAAACCATAGAGTCGTTACAAAAACGTCAAGACGAATTAAACGAGCAAAGAAAAAAAATAGAAGATAAACAGAGTGACGAATATAACGATATAATGTTTGAAATACAACAAATTGCTAATCGTAAAAAAATTCTAGAAAACGAAGCTATAATAAATAATCCTAATGCATCTGCTAGTGATAAAAGTTTTGCTTATGCACAATTAAAAGGATTATTTGAACAAAGAAGAAAAAATAAAAAGAAAAATGTAGAGGTTGACTCTAAAGAAGCATTGGAAGCTGATTTAGAATATTATGAAGCACTAGTTACTCTTTATGAAGGTTGGAGTTCTGTAAATCCTGATGCATCTATATTTAAAAAAGATGATCCCAAAGTAATTATTGAAACCAACAAAAGAAACGCTCGATCTACTAGAGAAAGTTTAGCTGAAATAGAAGCTGAGGCTCCTTCTACTACAGGTGACGTAGAGCAAAGAGTGCCTACATCTATGGAAGGTGATATAGAAAATGTTAGTGCTGAATTATTACCAGAAGATAAAAAACAAACAGCAATAAAAAAATTATTAAGTGGATTTCCACCTGCATTTTCTAAGTCTGAACTAGGCAAACAAATAACAGATGAAAAAACGCCTGCATCTGAAAGATTAGATTTATTAATTAACACATTAAAAGATAACCTAAAATCATTATATGAAGATGTTCCAAATGATATTAAAGAACGATCTAAATTATGGTATGATGGTGCTAATGCAATAGCTAGAGATGTATCTGCTAGAACTGGATTGACTGTTGACCAAGTTGGTGGAGTTATCGCAACTCAATCGCCTCAAAAAGATTGGTTTATGAATGTTCAGCAAGCATTAAATATTATTGATGTTTACCAAAATCATATAGATGAAAAAATAGATGTAACAGCTATGTCTGATGCTATTGATTTATTTGTACTAAATCCTAAACAAGAAGCTAAACAAAAAAAGAGAAGAGAGTTAGTAGAAAAAGTTAGTAATATGTCCTTACGAGAAGCATTAGAAATAGACTCCAGAGAGTATAATGCTTATGCAGGTCTTATTACACGAATTATTTCATTGCATACACACGGTCAAAGTTTCGATATTTTAGCACCAGAAGGTGTTCCTGTTGAAATAAAACTTAAAAAAGATGGCACTCCCGCTAAGCATGGGTTTGGTTCTAACTCTGAAATATATAAAGCTATTTCAATTTTAGAAGATGGAAGCATAGAAAACATTAGCGATAAACTTGGTAAAGCCCATAAAGTTAGAAGTTTCTATAACAATATAGTACAACCATCATCTGATAATGATGTTACAATAGATACTCACGCATATGCCGCCGCTTTTATGTTCCCTCATTCTGGAACTGATGTTGGTGTTAAAGCACTATTTTCTTCTAGCCCTATGGTTAAAAACCTAAGAAAGAAAGAAGAAGGAGATATAGAAAATAGGTCATCTTTGGTTTACGGGTTATTAGCTGATGCTTACAGAGATACAGCTAAAGAGCTAGGAGTTTTGCCTAGAGAATTACAATCTATTACTTGGGAAAAAATAAGAAAAATCTTTCCCGATAATATAAAATCAAGTATAAAAAAATCACTTAGCTCTGCTATTGGAGAAGAATATGGAAAAGAAAGCTACAGAGAAGAAGCAGTCAATAACGAGTTGGATAGCTACGAGTGGACTCAATATAGAACCGATGCTGATAGAAGAAATCAAGAAGGCACAGCCTATGTACGAAGAGATACTCAAGACGGAACTCAGTTGGTCGGAGACCCTGTCGGTGATGGGGATAGACGAGGAGTTTCTGAAACTAGAAGACCAATAGTATCTGTTTCATTTGAAAGTTTTAATCAACCAAAAGAACAAAGAACTGAAGATGAAGCAGACTTTGATGTTATCTTTGGAGAAGAAATAAACTTTGATTTTACTAATGCAGGAATCGATAACATTATCGAAGCTCTTGGATTAGAAAAACGCACACCTGCCGAAAGAATAGGTCTATTAGAAGCCACTAAAGCGGCTTTACAGACTTATGGCACATTAAATGGTGAATTTGATTCAAATTATTTTATAAAAAATATGTATCAAATAGCTGTTGAAAGCCTAGCTGTTGGAAGCCAAGACATTGTAACGCATTCGGTTGGTTTTCAAGTAGCTATAAATATTTTACTAAAAGAAATACGAGACCTAGACGCATCTATTGACGGTGCATATGCCAGAGGACATACAGATATTGCTATGGACTTAGAGGCAACTAGAGATTCTGCCGCTGAAGTTATGAATCAACTAATATCAGCATATACAGTAGCAGGCACACAAGAGGCACGGGCTTTAGCTTATAGGCGTTGGCAAGGTAGAACAAAAGATTTACAATATTATTTAACACAAGCTATTCGTGCTAATGGCGGGGCTTTAGAAAAAGAAGACTTAGATTTTATTGTTAATACATTTAATGAAATGCAGGAAACAGAAGATGAAATAGAATCTACTGTTCTTGATACATCTGATGATATAAGAGTTGGTTCAGATATAGCTGATGCAGTTATAGAAGACTATGAGGAAAAAGCCACTAAGAAAAATGGATTCTTTAAAAAGCGTGTTGCTGATACAGAACAATTAATAAACAAAGGCTTAGATAAATTAAAAATTGTGTTTAGAGCTAAGTTTGGTGGTAAAGAACAACGCATACCTGCTAGTGGATTTAGAGGCGGTGTTATTGACACAGAAAACTACGAGGGTAGAGAAGAACAACTGATAGCTAGACTTGCTGAAGTATTTGTAAACAGAGCTGTAGAGGAAGGTCGCAAAGTATCTCCAGAAGAAATATACAAACAAATACAAGATACGTTAGTTGTTGATAAGAAAGAGTTTACAATAGATCAAATTAAAATGGCTATTGCTAACAACACATTGCCATCATTTGATTTAAAGAAACAGTATGTTGCATTTATGGCTTTACTTAAAATTGCGTCTAATGCAGATACAAGGGTAAATGAACTAGCGGCTCAATTGTTTGATATAGAAAAAGAAACTCGTGCAAACCCTAAGAATGTAAAACAGTTTTTAGCAGAGCTAGACAAACTAGAAGAAGCACTGGAAGGATTAGCTAATACACTTAACACTATATACGATGATGAAACTGTAGGCAAGATTCGTGAAAAGATTGAGAATCTTAGAACAGCCGCTCATCAAGTAGGCAATCCTAAGAGCAGTAAGAAAGCTAGATCAGAAGCAGTAACAAAAGCACAAGAAGAACTGGATGAGTTACGAGCTATACAAAAACTAGAAAAGCAGATTGCTGAGTTAGAGGTACGATTAAGAAACAATGACTTTACAACTATACTAAATAAGAAGAAGAGAACTAAAAAAACTGAAAAGGTATTAGAGCTAGAAAGAAAGCTCAATGCACTTCGTGTTAGACTAAGGTCAAAGATAAGACGGTTAGAAGAAACCAAAGAAGAAAACTTTTTATTTGCAATACCTGTTGGTGGTAGAAGTATACCAATATACAAATACCACTTAGCAGATATTATTGGTTTTCCACGACTAGCTTTGACTATGGCTGATATGTCTTCTGTTGCTAGACAAGGTTTGTATTTATCTGCTCGTCATCCATTTATAGCAAGCAAAGTATTTAAAGATGCCTTTATGACTTTCTTTAAAGAAACAACTTCAGAAGAAGTGGATATATATGTACGCAAACGAGCTGAAGATTACAACTTAGAAGAATTTGGTTTGTTTATCAGAGATATTGATGGCGGTTTAATACAGGGTGAAGAAGCATTTACATCTAGGCTAGGTGATAGAATACCTGTATTTAAAACAATACGAAGAATGTCAGAACGTCATATGGTAAACTATCTTAATATGCTAGGTGTTGAGATAATGATAGACCTTATGGAGCGTAATCCAGATTTACGAAGCAATAAAAAAGCAATGGAGGCTTGGGCTAACTTTATAAATATGGGGTTAGGTCGTGGTGATCTTGGTAAATTTGCAGGTGCGGCTGACCAGTTATCTTTAGTGTTCTTCTCACCTAGATTTACAATGTCACGAATTCAGATGGCTCCTAAGTCAATTGAAATATTTAATAAGCATCCAGAGCTACGGACAGAGGTGATGACTACATGGCTTTCGTTCTTGGGTGCAGGTATGACTGTACTTACCCTTGCGGCACTAGCGGGTGCAGAGGTGGGCGATGACCCAGAAGATTCTGACTTTGGTAAGATAGTCATAGGTGACAGACGTTGGGATATATGGGCAGGTTTCCAACAGCCATTTAGATTACTAGCACAAGCTATCAAGAAGGGGGCTGTGCCAGATGACGATATTGACTTATGGAGAGCAGGCTCAAACTTTGTTAAGTGGAAGCTGTCACCACCATTCGGTATCTTCCACGAGTTTGTGTATGGAGAGGATTGGGTTACAGGACAGGATATAAGTAAGAGCGAAGCCGCACTTCAGTCTTTGACACCTATCTTATTTCAGACAGCAATAGAAGCCCACAAGCAGGAGTTAACATTATTTGAAGGTGCTACAATAACAATACCAGAGTTCTTTGGGGTGTCTTCAGGAGTTTACGAAAAGAAAAATAAAAAGAGTAAGTCAAGTTATTTTTAAAGAAAAAACTTGACAAAGATATTAATATATATATAACAAAGTGAACGGAGGTTGAAAGATGTTTCAAGCAAAGCAATTTAAAAAAGATGGAACTGCAATTCAGGTAGGTGGCTTAAGCACTACTGATGCTAAGGTTACTGTAGCAAATACAGGTTTACAGTTTGATGCAACCAATGATCGGATTGTAGAGATTCAAGACTACAGCGGGTCTGTTGTATGGTTTGCAATCAAAGCAACAAACGATATTACTAACCCATCTGCGGCTAATGGAAATGCTTGTATCCCACCCTACGGTGTTACTCGTCCATTTGTACTTAAAGCAGGACAGTATATCGAAACAAGTGGTACAGTAAATATTAGAGCATTAGACATCCAAGAGGTATAATATGTCTTTATGGTTGAACCTTGGACAACTTGCTACAAGACAAGTTGGTTTACTTCCATCCGATGCTAGACAGGCTAATGATAATGCTATTTACTCAGTGCGTAAAGTTGTACCTAGTTATACTGGTTATGCTTT